GTCGCCCTAAGGCGACCCATGCGGCAACGCAACCCTGCACCTTACGGTGCAATTCGTCCGGAGACACGTCATGAAAGTAAAATCCCACGGTGCGGACCGTTTTGCTCCTTATTCCCAGAATCTGGGAGGGAACAACTCGCAATACACCGTGTGGGGTTACAATCGTGACTCTCTGCTACTGTCTACCAACTGGGGGTATAACCGGAAGCGTAAGACATGGAACGGCGGAGGGAACTTTTATGTACACCACCGAAAGGTGGAAGTACAAGTTTCCAAGCCTATTTCCTATACTCACTCTCTCGGTCCTGCCTTTGGTTGGTCCAGTCGTATGACTCCCAATGGGGGGTTTCTTACGACTAAGCCTGGCGTTGATGTGTTACCCCGATGGGAAGATGAGATGACTCTCCTCAAACCCAAGGGTGCCACAGGTTGGGCACGTGCGCGTCCGGGTAACCCGGAAGCGGACCTGTTCCAATTCATCGCTGAGCTTCGCGACATACCTTCCATTCCTTTACGCTTGATGGCTCGGACCAAGAAGCTTGCTTCTGTGGGTTCCGAGTATCTCAACGTGCAGTTTGGTTGGGTTCCCTTGCTCAAAGATCTTAGAAAGATGTATGAGCTATACCATAATATTGACAAGCGGCTTGCGCAGCTCGTCAAAGATAATGGTAAGGGAATTCGTCGCAGACGTAGCTTGGGAGAATCCATTAATACGACCTCCACCACTCTGTACACAGGTAACCAATTCGGTACCGCCTTCTTTGGTGGTCCCGGAAATGTTCCTGGGTTCAACACTGGTGTCTGTACGCTCGTGAAACACACGAAAACGTACGAGAAATTCTGGTTCGCAGGCCGTTTTCGGTACTACGTTCCAGATATCGGGTCGTCTCAATGGACACGGAGAGCTACCGCTGCGCTGTTTGGAATCAATCCGACTCCAGCAGCGATTTGGGCAGTTCTTCCGTGGTCGTGGCTTGTCGACTGGTTTTCTAACGTTGGCGACATTATGACTAATCTGTCGTCTAACGCAGTCGACAATTTGACCGCTGACTATGCCTTTGTGATGCGAACTTACGAGGTCGCAACAGAATGGCATGCTGTCGGGCAGTGGCCCGGTATCCAGCAAACAACTGGGTACAGGGTTGAACCCGGCAGTCTAGGACTAGTCAACCGTGATTCCACGGTGACTAAGTCCCGGATGGCGGCTTCTCCGTACGGCTTCGGTGTTGACTTTAATGGCCTTTCAGGCTATCAAGCCAGCATCCTCGCCGCGCTCGGAATAAGCCGATCGCGGTTCTAACCACAACACACTCCGAGGGCTTCTCCCCATGTTCGCCGATCCTCAATCCATTACCGTCAACGCTGTTGCGCAGTCGTTGCCTGCGGTTTCCCGCAATACCAACGATTCCGTGTACCAGAAGGACGATGCCAGCTATAAGCTGACTATCGCCCATCAGTACAAGGCGGAACGGAACCGTTTTACGGTCCGTATCGATGCCAACAAGATCGCTGCTGATCCGCTTTCGAGCGCGAACAACCGCGTCTATTCGGCCAGTGCGTACATCGTCATGGACAAGCCAACTGTCGGATACTCCAACACGGAGATCCAGCAGCTCAGCTCGGCCCTGACGGCGTGGTGCACCTCTGCGAATCTGTTGAAGGTTCTGGGTGGCGAGACTTAACCCGCTCGCCTAAGATCGGCTTCACGGGGTGGGGACTGGAGTCCTTCTTTCGGAGGATCCATGAAAAGCCTAGTGTGGCTCACGGAGAGCATCCTGCGAGATTGCGGGATGCGGTGCGGTGCCGACCCTTCTATGGACATTAAAACTGTCCATAGGAGAACTGAAAATGAAGGGGAATCGTTTCTGACGATCACCCTTCCTGCCTACTGCTCAGGCCTCGAAAGAGGCCTGGACCGCGGGCTGCTTGAGCCATCGATGGTTAGCCAGTTTCACTGGCACCGTCGAGGTCTCCCCGAATTCCTTCGGGGTTTCCTGCTCTTGATTTTCAGTACGGATGGTAGGCTACTCCCTGTGCCAAGCATCGAAGCAATCCATTGCGTGCGGCAGATCCTGCTTGCACACAAGAAGATTCAGCGTGAGTGCGACGACCGTCGCACTACCGCTGCGATGCGTAAGTACAGAGAGACAGACGATGAAGTTCCCACCAGACTCCCCGATGGTCAGATATCTGACCTATATCGGAGCGTTTCTCGTGTTGTTGTTGCAGATCTCTTTAGACATTCGTCTCACGACGATGTTGTCGGGGAACTGCATCCTCACCACGGGCCTGGTGCCACTGCGGAGCAGGTCAGAGGTAACTCTAAATACCTGCACAAACAATGGCATGAACGTCTCGAGCGTGTTTTTCCATTTACCGAATATGGACTAGCGTCCGTTCGGAATTTGGAGATTAATCCACTCGATGGCGTTCCGGTGAACTTTGTCGCACCCGAGGACGAACAACCTGTAAGGGTTGTTTTCGTCCCTAAGACGATGAAGACACCACGAGTCATCGCGATTGAGCCTGTTTGCATGCAATACATGCAGCAGGCATTGTTGCGTTGTCTCGTTCCCCGAGTAGAATCGGGAACGTACACTGGTGGTAAGGTCAACTTTTCAGACCAATCCATCAATGCACGTTTGGCGCTGGAAGCGTCTAAGGATCGACGTCTTGCGACGATCGACCTTAGCGAGGCTAGCGACAGAGTGTCCCTTGCTCACGTTGAAGAGCTGCTATCCGTCTATCCGGATTTCCGGGAGATGGTTATGGCATGCCGCTCGACGCGAGCCAAACTTCCAGATGGCGAGGTTATCACCTTGCGGAAGTTTGCGTCTATGGGTTCCGCTCTATGCTTCCCGATGGAGGCGCTCGTGTTTTTTTGCACGATCGTCGCCGGAAGGTTGCAAAGGCGAGGCCTGCGTCCGACAGGTCCGAACATTATGAAGTGTTCAGTGGACCTGTACGTCTACGGAGACGATATCATCGTCCCCGCAGACGAGGCACCTTCTGTCTGTTCTGATCTTGAGACGTTTGGGCTCAAGGTCAATCGCAACAAGAGTTTCTGGAGCGGAAGCTTCAGGGAATCTTGTGGCGTGGATGCTTATGCTGGAGACGACGTAACTGTTACGTACGTCCGACATGAGCAACCTACAGACAGACGACACGCGGAGAACATTGTGTCGTGGGTTGCCACAGCCAATCAGTTCTACCTGAAAGGCTTTTGGCAAACCGCCAAGAAAATGCGTGACGTCATCCAGCGTTTGCTGGGGAAACTTCCGCATCTTGCACCACATGTTCCTGGCTTGGGTTGGGTAACCTACAGCAAGGCGACCCAATTCTCAAGGTGGAATAAGGACCTCATGAACTTCGAAGTGAAGACATGGGTTCCTAAGCCACTGAGAACCAGAGATCCCCTAGAAGGGGATTCCGCGCTGATGAAATGCTTCACAGTGATCGGGGCGAAAGCCCAGGTCGCAGTGGATCATCTCATCTACGTCGTAGCTCGCGGCAAGTTAGCACTAACACGCCGCTGGGTCCCGTCCCTGTAATTAGCGGACGGGCCGGG